CAGAGGGCGGTCCTGCTGTAACTCTAAACAACTCGTGTGACGCTGCAGCACGTGTGATTTTTCGTTTTTTGAGCATTCGATTAGTACTTAACACTGCAGGGGTGCGAGCGACTATCGGCCAGTCTTCCGGACATGGCAGAGGAAGTAAAGTACTAATCCTGAAATCTGGACTTGCTCGTTTCCAGACTACGGAGGGCAGTATATCCGTGACTCCTTCCTTAACGATGGACATTGCATATTCTTGCACGAAACCGTAAGGTAGAGATGAGATATCAGCGCTATACGCTGCCCATGTATCCCAGTCAATATTGGAGATGAGAGGGGTACTAAAATCCATCGATTTCCAGGTCGAAGGATCCATACAGATGTTCCCAGTATCGGGGACGGTTGGATTTGGCATGATTTTGTAGGTGGCATCATACAATTCCGAGGTTATTTTTCCTACACACACTTCATAATTCTCAGCGGCGTAGTCAGGAGGGATTGACACTTTCCAGCATATTGATCCCGTATTCCACAAATAAAGGTTGGCTATAGAATCAAATAACGTCGTTATCTCGAACAACGATTGATTATGAACAGCTCCAACTCTCGGATATGATAATGCATCCGCAGACGGAGAACCAAACATTGAACTTCCAGTACGAAAGTTAAATGAGGCTTCAGTCATGGGCATACACGAACTCCATCGGGTCAGCAAATCTTCAACATTTTTAGGTTGATCCGTATGTGAAGAGTATGTTTGGGGGCAAACTCCACTGAAATCACTAAACGACTTTTCAAATTCTTTCCAAATATCACACTGTCCTTGAGCGACAGGTATTGACGTTTCTTCAGTTGCTCCTATCGAATACAGATTTCTAAATTGAAAATCTTCTCCGGCAGCCCACCAGATAAACATCTGGCATTCCGCTGTGCGATCACCATCACTGGCAATTGCACTAGTTAGTTGCATACTAAGTCGAGGAGAGAATTGAGTCCAGCCAGCTGAGTCCATACCTATCCATTCGTACACTTGCAGTGACGGAACGGAAAAGGAAACATCAGTGACTCCTTTGATCGTGATTAAACGAGTGGGTACATTAGGTGAATATGACGACAATAAAGCCGTCGCCTGATCACCATAGGCATAAGAAATTCGGGCACGTGTACTTATGAAAGCATTGGTGACAAATTTGATGTGGTATTTTATTGAACCTCTATAATGGCGAAAGAATTGTGACATGTACGTCATATATCCATTGCCAATACATGCTTGGACACTAGCCTTTGTTTCTGTTGGTACCCCTTTCGGAAAGCGGGGGTGTACATACAGTTGCAAAAGCGATGTGGTCAGTGTTCCAGCATACATTAAACTAGGGGTTTGAATAAGTTTTTGGAAAGAATGAAAATCAAAACCATCTAACGATCGGGGGATCGTAGACTTGCAATCTTCAAGAGTCTTAGTTTCAGGGAAATTTCCAAAAGAGGCATCATCAGGAAAAGGGGACATTTTCATGATGCGAGTTGCTTCTTCCTTAACTCCATGAGTTGATCCGTTCCACCACTGTTTGACATAGTCAGCAGCGGCGTCGAAAGTTTCTTTAGTTGCGTATTTGACTGCTTCATTTTCTATCCAATTTATACCTTGACTCAAAAATGCTTCAGCTACTTTCATCGACATCTGTCCTTCTGCAACGCGACAATCAACAACATCTTTTTCAAATGCGCTGTCCACAGTACGTGGTCCAGCAAATTCGATTCCATGATAACTAATGTAAGGGTCTACAATAATATCATCCAAAGAAGTTGACGATGTGGCGTTCAGATTAACAGGTACAGAGAAGACTAAGTTTCCTAAGTAACACGTGTGCGTTCCTCCAGCAGATGCTCCACTCTCTGCCAACACGTATCTCGTTGGCGCATGATAAGGTATTTTAATGACTACCTCTTCTTGCGACGTAACATCTATTACCGTAGGGTTGTAGTTCTGAATGGCGGTTGTGCCACCATCAGCATCAGGGTAATAAGTGTTGGGCATGAGATAAGGGACGTAATTGACAAATATGAGCCCATACTGCAGAGGCAAACTTCGAGTAACAAGAGTAACTTCTATGTGGTCCCAACGACAGTAGGCATAAAACTCATTATAATCGGCTAGCAGAGAACCTGTTAGCAAGAAAATATATGGGTTAACGACTACTCTCGAGGTTGATCCACCTACCGTAAAAGTTAATGATGTTGCTTTCCGTTTACGAGCGTAAATTTCTTGAATTGTGGTACCTTTCGGTACCTTTACACCGGGTGAGGCTACAGCCACCAACGATGACACCTCATGAGAATTTGTCTTTTCAGACAGTTCAAATGTTGTCAGTTCCGTTGTTTGTGACGTTGTCTCAGATTCATTAAAAAGTGATAATTTTTGTTCGGTAATCCAATTGAACCTATGGCATGCCTCCGGATTAAGAGGGGAAGCCGGTGTTAAATTGCCTATACAATAAAAGCTTTACAAGGTATCCTTCGGCAAGGACCTCAAACTAGTTCTTTTAAGGGTTTTTGAACGGGTTGGCTCCCGGGTCTTTTCATAGAAGACCATAACTATGCCTGGGTGATCCCGGGCGGCCTAGTTTTGATACAGTCATTGCGGACTGTTTTGATAGATTAGTTCTCGACATCTCGACGAACTTCCTCAAATGTTTTACACAAATAAGGAATTCCGTATCGACGGCTTTGAACTTTGAAAAAGGCATACCACTTTTCAGCGGTTTCTCGGGGATATAGGGATAATTCCCTAGTTGCTACTTCCATATTAATGCCTAATTGTTCTAGTGGGGTTCTATCAAACCCGGGTTTTCTAACCCATGCAAGCATTCCAATTATAGAATCCATATTGAGGGGAGCATGTACTCTCCCAGTCAATGAATCTTCCACAAATGATCGACTTAGGAATGTATAATCATCCCAGTTAAGAAATTTTTCGGTAACATCTTTCTTATCAGGGGTTGTATATTCCAAGTCAAGCATTCTGAACACTTTCTGGATTGATTGCATGTTAAAGAAAACCGAAGCCTCATTAGACACACTACCACCGTTATCGTCTCCATAAAACATCATGAAGACATGATCATCCCATGACCATGTTGAATCGGGACGGCAGTACATCCAAGTGATCTTATGTGCACAGAAATTGGCAAAGGTATTGAAATAACTAGTAAGCCAGTGACCGGACGGTACTCCGTTCAGACGCTCAACTAGCCATGATCGATAAACCATTACCATTCCCATGACAGTATCAGAGAGGGCTAACATGCGCTTCCTATGGATGTCAGTAATTTTCAGAGTATTAATGAATTTCTTAAAAAGAAATAAGAATAAAGCGCGAACTCTGTAATCCCATCCTTTGCAATCACCTCCAAATAAATTGGGGTGTTTGCGGAGACAAGCATAAATCACATTCCATTCCATGGAATAGGGGTTAATTCCAACTTTACCAGGACGTATAGTCAGATCATCTTTGGTTTTCACAAGATCACCAAAAATCATCTTCGTAACACAGGCAAGCGAGAAGGAACCAACACAAAAGAGACGAGTCTTTTTATCAAGATAATTCTGTAGAGACCTTAACTCGTCTTTCCAACAGGCAGTGGCTAAACACTTTACTTGCCCTCCATTTTCGAT